AACAAGCTAAGAATTTTCCCAATACCTGACTCAACTTCGCCAGAAAAGTTCTGGGTTCAGTTTACAATTAACAACCAATACGATCCTTGGGATAATCAGCCAGGAATAGACAACGGAGCAAAGGGTGTCAACAACATTAACACACTTCCATTTGAGAACATTCCATATGAAAACATTAATGCCATAGGTAAACAATGGATTCGTAGATTTGCTTTGGCGCTAACAAAAGAGATTTTGGGTCAAGTAAGAGGCAAGTTTTCCACAGTTCCAATCCCTGGAGAATCAGTAACACTGAATTCAAGCGAGCTTCTTTCACAAGCCAGAACTGAAATAGATCAGTTGAGAGATGAACTTAAAACTATCCTTGATGAAACAACATATGACAAGTTGGCTACTGTGGATTCTTCAATGCAAGACTCTGGTAGGAAGGTTCTTGAGAACATCCCAGCCGGCATTTATGTAGGATAAATAAATGGCTCGCAGCAAAAAAACCGAAAGACAGATAAAAGATAAAAGAACTCAACGATTCAATTACGTTGGCGATAAAGATATAGAAAAGGAGCTTCAAGAAATTGAATTTATGCCTTCGTCTTTAGAGACGATAGATAAGGCAATGCTTCGGTTTATTGATGAAGAGCTAAATCTTTTTACCACAACCAATGAAGGGTTTAAGAAAGTTCCTGTTTTATGGGTCACAGCCGAGCGCGCTTTTCAGATAAAACACAACAAGGATCTGAGAGATAAAGAAGAAACTTTAATTCTTCCTTTAATAACAGTTAACAGATCTAACGTAACTAAAGAACAAAACTACAGAGGAACTGTATTTGCTAATCTGTATCCAGTCAATGATGAAAAAGGCGGGACTATTACAGTTGCAAGACAAATAAACCAAAAGAAAACCGCCGAATTCCAAAATGCGCAGGCCAATAGGAAATATGGTGCTGATAAAAATGTTTCTAGCAAAATGTTTAATACAAATAAAAGAAACATGTCCACGGCAAAAACTGTGTATGAAACAATCACAATACCAATTCCTACCTGGGTTAAAGTAATGTATGAGATTACCATTAGAACAGAATATCAGCAGCAGATGAACGAACTTATCCGACCATTCATTACAATCCCAGGTAACTCAAGAACTCCAAAGCGGATTGAAGCTGAGGGGCATTATTACGAAATATTTATTGATGGCGGATTTGCTAATAACTCAAATCAAGCCAATCTTGGAATGGAGCAAAGAAACTACGAAACTAATATTAATATTGAAACTCTTGGCTATCTTATGGGCGAGGGCGAAAACCAAGAAAGGCCAAAGATTGTAAGACGCGAAAATGCTGTCGACATAAAACTTGGAAGAGAGAAAACTATTTTTGGCGATATCCCCCAAAACATAAAAGATGGATTTTATAGAGAATAATTCTCTTCCTACTATATAACACTATTTACTTTGAACATTTTCGCAATGTAGGAGAACTGAACGAATGTCAATCAAGAATTACCGATTTGTATCCCCCGGCGTTTTTGTCAACGAAATCGACAACTCACAGTTGCCAGCTTCACCGGCAGGGATTGGTCCAGTTATTATTGGACGCGCCGAGAAGGGGCCAGCACTTAGACCAATAACCGTAAACTCTTTTGAAGAGTTTGTAAATGTTTTTGGTACCCCTAACCCTGGTAATGCCGGTGATGATGTTTGGCGTCAGGGTGCTAACACAACAGCAACCACATATGGCATGTATGCCGCACAAGCTTATCTACGAAACAGCTCTCCTTTAACTTACATTCGCTTGCTTGGTGCCGAGTCAGACAATCCTTCTAGTGATGATCAGTCTGGCGCCGATGAAGCAGGCTGGACGCTTGGTGGCAAAGCATACGGTTTGCTTCTTTTCACGAGAAACTCATCTTCCCAAGCACAAGCTACAGTAGACGCCAAGGGCGTATTAGCCGGTATCTTTTACACTGACTCTACTACAACAGTTAGACTATCCGGGTCTGTTGTTACGGGTGTTGGTGTAGCCAACGGCGGCACCTCTTTCTCAGCGTCAAACGTAGTAACTGCAAGTTTGGATTATATGATAGCCTCCCGCGCCGGCGGCACCAACAGAGAGTTCACAGCCGAGATTGAATCAACAGTTAGCGGCTCCTCAACGATTATCTTCAACTTTACAAGAGGCGATTCAAAATACATTCGTAAAGCTTTCAACACCAACCCGCAGCTTACAAACTCTAGAATTACCAATACTGTGCAGAGAAAAACTTATTTCTTGGGAGAAACTTTTGACCAGCATATCGATGAAGTATTAGGAACTGGCGCTGATTCTACAGCAGCTGCCATTGTAGAGTTAAGATCAGCTGGCGCTTCTTTGAACGGTGACGATTTTAAATATCAATTACAAGCTGCCGAGACACCGTATGTTATATCTTGCCGCTTGTCTCCATCAGACGCAGCCACAAGATTGTTTAAGTTTGTCGCTCGCGGCGAACCAGGGTCTTGGACAAACAAAAACATCAAAATTTCCATTCAGGATGTTAAGCGTTCTACAAACGAAGACGATGATTACGGAACATTCTCAGTTGTTATTCGACATGTAAGTGACAGTGACAATGTTGTAAGAGTAATTGAGCAGTTTAATAACTGTAATCTAAACCCCAACTCTTTGAATTATGTCGCACGTAAGATTGGTGATTCCTATGAGCAATGGGTCGAATCCGACAGACGATATCGAGAGTACGGTAACTACCCCAATAATTCACAGTATGTTTACATCTCCATGGATTCAGATGTTGACGCAGGCTTTACCAACCCAGCACTGATTCCATTCGGTTTCGATGGTATAGTAAAATACGCCGATGAAAGTAACTTAGGGTCTGGTAGTGTATCAACAACCGCTGGAAACTGGATTACAGGAAGTAATCTTGCGAAGCCTAACACTAACTTCTCTTCAGGTCCAATCATTGTTTCGGGTTCTGCCTTTACGGGTTCCGTTGCTTACCCAGCACCAGTCTTGAGAGTTAGCGCTTCTGATGGCAATCTATCCAACCCAACAGACGCTTACTTTGGATTCCAGACTGCCAGAACTGCGGGAAGCACTGTTTACGCTAGATCTGTTGGAGATTTACTACACCCTAGAGGCGGAATTGTAGGACAGTTCGTGTCAGCTTCAGGTTACACTGTTGAGTTATCTGAAGGATTTACTTTAGATGATGTTTCTGGATCAGGTGTTTATGTAAGTGGCTCTAGAACTTCTAACTCCCTAACGTTCGTTAATGGCGCTGTTTCGGGAGTTCTGGACGCAGGATATGATCGCTTTACAGTTCCGATGTATGGCGGATTCGATGGTCTTGACATTACAGAGATGGATCCGTTTACCGAGGCTGCAATGCCATCTTCTCCGTCCGACACTGCGAGTTACTCTTTCTTCTCTATCAGAAGAGCGATCGATTCAGTCGCAGACCCAGAGGTTGTAGAGATGAACATGGCTGCTATCCCAGGTCAAACACAGGAGGGTCTTACAACTCACTTGGTAAGAACTTGTGAAGAGCGCGCAGATGCTCTTGCAGTTATTGATCTTCCATCAGCTTTCCAGCCAAGAGAAGAGGCCGAAGCAGTTGATCGTTTAAACACTTCTTCAACCATTAGAACATTGATTAACGGACTTCGCTCTAGAGCACTTAACTCTTCTTACGGTTGTGCTTACTACCCATGGGTCAGAGCAAGAGACACCATCAATGGCTCCTTCCTTTGGTTGCCACCATCCGTTGCAGCCATCGGCACATTCTCTAGCTCACAGCGTAGAACACAGGTTTGGTTCGCCCCAGCTGGTTTTAACCGCGGCGGTCTCACAGAAGGCTCCGCAGGCATTCCAGTTGTTGACGTCGCTCACCAGCTTCGTCGTAAGGATCGTGACGATCTTTACGCAGCGAACATTAACCCAATCGCTAAGTTCCCAGCTGAGGGTGTTGTAATCTTCGGTCAGAAGACTCTACAAGTTACACCTTCTGCTTTGGATCGCATTAACGTCCGACGTCTAATGATCTTTGTTAAGAAGCGCATCTCCCAGATCGCTGCTGGCTTGCTTTTCGATCCAAACGTTCAGCAGACTTGGAAGCGATTCACAGCACAGGTTAACCCATTCTTGGCTGATGTTAAGACAAACTTTGGTCTTTCTGACTACAGAGTTGTTCTTGATGACAC